GTCAAAACAACCAACAATATTTTACAGCGACAGAGAGAGGTTGTTTTATGAACTTAAAAAAATTAATTTTGAAGATGATTCGGTTGAAGAAATAATTGAAGACGATTATACCGAAGAATCATCACCCTGGTTCTATGAGTAATGAATATAAAAATGCTACATCAAATCACGAAAGAAGATTATTAGCACTTATAGATAAGTATTCTAAAATGCTTAATTTTGGCAAAATACAAGTAGAGATAACAATACAAAATAATAAAATAACATTAGTTGAAATAGGCTCTGTTAAAGAAAGCATAAAACTTCAATAAAATCAATACTATTATTAACTATTTACTTTTTTAAATAAATTTGTTATAATGTAAATATAAAAAGCAATTTATCAATTAGAACTACTTATAAGGGAACTACCCAGAATGAGTTTATAAATATCGTTGGAATATTTGTAGGCTCATTTTTTTTTATGAAATTATCAAACCTTTTAAAAAAGAAAACAATAACCCAAAGTTCAGAAACTAATTTGGGTATTTTAATTAATGATAGCTTTAAAGGGAAGCCTATTGAAAGACCATTAACTTGGTATGAAAAAATGACTTATGTAAATAGAGCTATTGAAAAGAGAGGTGAAAAAGTATCAGAAATAAACTTTATTTTGCGAGATAGCAAAGGCGAGGAAATAACAGAACACGAGATTTTAGATTTATTAGCCAAACCAAACCCTAATCAAACTGGTGAGCAGTTTTTTAAGTTATGGCAAGAATATAAAGATATATTTGGAGAAGTATTTGTTTTAAAGATTACCGAAAGAGAGTTTTTAGAGCCAAGCAAGAAATTATCATTAGTATTACTTGACCCTAAAAAAGCTAAACCAGAATACGATACTTATGGGAATTTTGTTAGCGTTGAATATAATGGAGTATCTGGAATGTATAGCAAGGATGAAATTATTTATGATAACCGACCAAACCCAGCTAATCCAAAAAGAGGTATTAGTTTATTAAAGGCAGGAACTACTCTTATTGAAACAGCGATGGAATTTGAAAACCAAAACTATAAAACAATTAGAAGTGGTGGAAAAGTAGAGGGTGTCATTTCAATAGATAGCGAAGTTATAACAGAAGAAAACCAAAAAGAGTTTTTTAAATCGTATAAAGAGCAATTAGCAGAGCTTCCAGAAAATGGTGGAGCTATTTTATTAGGAGGAAATGCTAAATATCAAGATATAGCCAAAACAATGAAGGAATTAGGTTATATTGAAAGCAAAAAGATTTCATTACAAGATATTTGTATTTTATGCGATGTGCCTAAGGTTCTTTTAAATGCTATAGACGATGTGAAGTATAATAACGCCGATACTTCAATTAAAATATTTTTAAGAGATACTATTAAACCATTAATGAGGCAGATAACAACTAAGTTGAATGAAGATTATGATATAGTGCCTAAAGGATTAGAGTTAGATTTCGTTGACCCAACACCGAACGATTTAGACGCAGTATTAAAAAAGAATGATAGTGGAGCAAAGTATAGATATATGACTATTAATGAGTTAAGAGCTAATTTAGATTTAGAGCCAATTGAAGGTGGCGATGAATTACCAAAAGAGCCAATATTTGATTTTGGATTAGATGAAGAAGAGCCAGAAGAAGAGCCAGAAGAAGAGCCAGAAGAAAAATCAAAAAAAAAAGATTTTATACACCCATTAAAAAGCAAAGAGTTTAGATTAAAATATCACCAAAAGAAAATAGATGAAATGGACAGAGGCGAAAGAGCATTTTTTAAAGTATTTAAAGCATATATTAAAGGACAGCAAAAAAGATTATTAGAGGGTATAGTTGGAAATAAGAAAAAAGATTTATTAGGTAGTGCTTTCAACTTAAATACAGAAATAACAATAGGGAAATTAATGTTAATGCCGGTATTAAGAGAATATATGGAAAGAGCAGGAAATGACGCAAAAGAATTAGTTGCCAGTAAATATAGATTTGTTTGGACTAACGAATTAGATGAAGCACTTAATGAAAGAGTTGATTTCTTCGTTGGCGAGATAAACAAAACAACTTTTAACAAGTTAAAGAACGAATTTGCTAATAGCGCAGAATTAGGAGAAGGACGACAAGACTTAATTAAAAGAATTGAAGGTGTTTATGGAGATATTAGTAAGGGTAGAGCCAATACAATAGCCAGAACAGAAATTCATAACACAGTTAATAGAGGTTCATTAGAGGGATATAAACAAGCTGGAATGAATATAAAGATTTGGGTAGCAGTTATGGATGATAGGACAAGAGATGAACACGCTGAAATGGATGGTGAAGAAAGACCGATAGATATGCCTTTCAGCAATGGGGAGATGTATCCAAGTTCAGTCAATTGTCGTTGCCAAATCTAAAATATGCCAAAGATAAAAACAAAATGTAAAAAATGTGGCAAAGAAATAGAAGTTTTTAAAAGTCAAATAGAGAATGGTAGAGGGAAATTTTGTAGCAGGAAATGTTCATCTTCATATAATAATTCTGGCGATAAAAATCCTATGTATGGAAAGAAGCACAAAACTGAAACTATTGAAAAAATAAAAAAGACTAGAAAGAAACAAGGGAATTACAATAAGGGAAAAACTTGGAAAATATCAGAAGAAAAAAGAAAGAATATGGCAAGAAATACTTGGGAGGGACGAGGAAATCCTGCTTGGATAGATGGTAGGGCAAGGAGTAGGGGGTATATATGGAAAAATTGGAATGAAACATTAAAGAGAAGTATAAGAGAAAGAGATAATTATGTTTGTCAACTATGTAGCTCTATACAGGGAGAAAAAACATTTTCTGTTCATCACATTGATTATAATAAACATAATTGCGACCATGAAAACCTAATAACATTATGTAATAGTTGTCACTCAAAAACAAACTTTAACAGAAATAGGTGGAAAAAATACTTTCAAGAAAGACATTTAATAATAATTTAAAAATAATAGTAAGGGTATGAAAAGAAATTTTTATCAATTAAATACTAAATCATTTGAAACCAAAGGAGTTTCCAATATAAAAGATTTATGGGAGAAAGTTAAGTCCGAAGGTTATAAAGGTTTAGCAATTGAAGTTAAAACAAAGTTCGTTAAGTCAAAAAGCAAAGACAATAAGTTCCACGCTATCTTTTCAACATCCAATAAAGATAAGCACGGAGATATTGTAGAACAAAACTGGGATTTAAAAAGCTTTAAAGCCAATCCTGTTTATTTAGACAGCCATAATTATTCATCAATTGAGAGAATTATTGGTAAAGTAGAAAAGATTAGAGTAAAAGATAATAAATTAATTGGCGATATAATATTTGCTACTAATAGTCCATTGGGAAAATTAGCTTATGATTTAGCGCAAGATGGTTTTTTAAATACTTCAAGTGTAGGGTTTATTCCTCTACAATTTGATGAAAAGTTTGAAAGAATATTAAAAAGTGAGTTGTTAGAGATTAGTGGGGTAAGTGTTCCAGCTAATTCTGACGCCTTATATGAAAAATCATATGATACAAGTGAAGAAAGAGGGGAAAAAATTGAAGAAGAAGGAACAGATGGAGAAAATGACAATAATGGAGAAATTCAGGAAGATGAGAAATCCGAAAGCAACGATAGTGAAGAAGTAGTTGAAGAAAAATCAATAACTCCTAATGATAGAATTAAAAACGCTATCAAAAAGGAGGTTGATATAAGAGAAAAGGCTTTACAAAAGATATTGACAGCCATTAAGCTGGTAAACGAAGCAACAAAAGGTCGTGCCTCAATAGAGGATAAAGCTTCTGTTAACGCTAAAATAAATTGTGCAGTCAAGAATCTTTTAAAACTAAGAATTAAATAATAATAGTATGAACGAAGAAAAAAAAGACGATGTAGTTGAAGAAACTACTGATGAAAACGCAGAAGTAGAAAAAATGTTAAAAACCTTAATGGACAAAAACAAGACTGAAATTTCAAGTGAATTAAAGTCAGAAATTAAGGAATTTATGAAAGAGCAAAAAGAGTTAATGGAGAAAAAAGCTGGTGCTTATGCTCCTGAGGTAGCTGGTGAAAGAAAATTAGCCAATGCCAAAATGAAAGCTATTTGTATGGCTCTTGTTTCTAAGGATGATAGCTTAATTAAGGAAATGACAACTGACGCTACTGGAACTCCTTATGCTGGTTATATTGTAGATAGTGAATTAAGTGCTGAAATCAGACACTTAACTACTCAATATGGTGTAGCACGAAGAGAAATGACAGCAGTTCCATTGACAAAAAATTCTTATAAGGCTAATACCTTAATTACTGATGTTTCTACATTCTGGGTAGATGAAGGAGATAACATTGATTCAACACAAATTGTATTAGGTCAAGATTCATTAGAGCTTAAAAAACTTGGTGCTATCGTAGCATTGACAAGAGAGCTTATTGAAGATGGCGAGATTGATTTGTTTGGATTCATTGCTCAAAGATTAGCTGAAGGTTTTGCTAAGGCAGAAGATGAAGCTTTCTTTACTGGTGCTGGTTCAGAAGATTCAGGCAATGGAGGATTTACTGGTGTATTAAATGACACTAACGTAAATTCTTATGCTATGACTTCTTCTTCAATTGAAGATTTAACAACTGAGGATTTGTTAGGTTTAATTGACAAAACTCCATCAAGCGTATTAGGTTCAAGCAAATTTTATATGCATAGAACAATTATGTCTATAATCAGAAAGCTTAGAACTGACGCTGTTTCAGCTGGTGATGGAAAAGGTGATTTTATTTACCAAGCTCCATCAGCTTCTGGACCATCAACAATTTGGGGATACCCAGTTATCTTATCAGAAGTTTTCCCAACTGTTAGCGATGACGCTGAAGACACTCCATTCATTATTTTTGGAGATTTACGTAAGGCTTGTTTATTAGGATACAAAGGCGGAATAGTTGCTGATATGTTTGACGCTGGAACAATTAAGAACGTAGCTGGTAATGCTGATATAAATTTAATTACATCTGATAGAAAAGCTATGAGATGGATTGAAAGAGTTGGCTTTATTACATTACTTCCAAAAGCTGTTTCTGTGTTAAAGACTGGCGAAGTTAGTGAATAGTTAGTAGTTTTTTAGGGGATGAGGCTTAATACCTCTCCCTTATAAAGATTATTAAATATAAAAGTATGTATAAATATGTATATCGTAATAAAACAGATGGAAGAAAAGTTTATTCTCATATACCTCTAAATTATCAAAACTTAGAGCCAGTTATGAACGTTAAGCAAATTGTAATGGAAGAACCAGATATAGTTTTAAAGAAAACAAGAAAAAAGAAAGTTA